ACTCTATCAGACCAGACGGATTTACAGTCTGCTCTAAATGGTAAAGAAAATACAATCACAGCGGGGACTACTTCTCAGTACTGGAGAGGTGATAAAACATGGCAAACATTAGATAAAGCTGCCGTAGGACTTAGTAATGTTGACAACACTAGCGATGCTGATAAGCCTATCTCTACGGCTACTCAAACGGCTCTAAATGGCAAGTATAACAATCCTACAGGAACCACGGCTCAATATATCAGAGGTGATGGGAGTTTAGCTACCTTCCCCACCTCTACCAATACCTACGGCTCATTTTTTGCCGCTTCTCCTACAGTCAAAAATATCCCTTTATTTACTGCGACTAGGGCGACAACCATTAACGAAATTAGGGGAATTAAAACCAGCGCAGGAACCGCTACATTATCAATTCAAATTGACGGCGTAAATGTCACTGGATTATCTAGTTTATCCGTAACTTCAACGCCCCAAAATGCCACTGCTACAGCCGCCAATACCGTAGCCGTCGGCGCAAGGGTGACAGTCAATATCACGGCTGTTTCTAGCGGCGTTGATTTAGAATTTACAATAGGAGCAACGCTTAACTAATGTGGCTCTTCAATATTGTCATTTTTCAAGATGGCTTATCGTCCGATGGAACTATTGTTTACCGTACCCAAAACACTTCATCACTGCCTAATCCTTATAGCCCAATTCCTGCTGACGGGACAATTATTTACTGTGCCCAAGACACTTCAGGATTGCCAAATGCAAATGCTCCAATTTCTGTTGATGGAGCTATTATCTATTGTACTCAAGATGTAACTGGACTGCCTAAACCATGACCACTCTAATCAACCAAGCGACCATTGGCGGAAAACTCCATACCTTTGTTGGATATGTAAATCAATTTGAAACAGCAAGCTTTAATATTGATGGAGTTTGGCAAACCACTATCAAAGATGCTTGGATTGCTCATTTTGGTAATGCGAATCTATACAATCCGCCAGACGCTTTTTCTGCCTATGTTATATTCCCAGTATCTTTTGAAACATTGATAGGTAATGCTTCTAGCTCAAAATATCGAGCTAGGATTTTGTCGTTTCAGGGGGCAAACCAGGTAAATAGCTCAAACGGCAACTCCCAAGTCACATTCTTTGCAAATAAATCTGGTGCAACTGGCACATACCCTTTTGTATTGATAACCAATTCCAATATGAGTTGGTCAGCATGGACGGGAGCAAATAGAACTGGTAGTAATGGCTTTGCCTCTGTTGGTTGGTTAGATAACGCTCAATATACGGGAAATCAATTTCCCAGAAATTTTTATTGGGTGACGAATGGAGGGTCTGGACGGATACAACAAGAAAACTTAACTAGTGAAAGAACTTTTACAAGTGGCAGTCCAACCCTATCGTGTTCTGTCTCCACACCTGGCGCGAACAGTTCTCAGGTTGTTTTAACTGATAGCGTTAGTCCATTTAATTACATTGGGAATGCCCCCGGACTAATGCGAATGCCATCTTCTTGCGTTGTTGGAAAAATTTATAGAAATGATGGGATAGACCCTGTTAGTGGCGTGTCCGAAGCAGGGACAAACCATAATAATTGGATTTGCATGGGCAGTTGGGGAACTGACAAGATTGGAATGAGGGTGTGGACTGAGGGTATTGTTTAAACGGCTTGGACTTGCACAATTAAAGAATCAACCTTGTTAAGACCCGGTGTATTTAGCTGATTAAATTCAGTATTAGCCGGGACTGTTGAATAGGTTGCCCCGTTGATTACGACATAAAAAACATCCACTTGTCCAGCGTAAATCACCCCGCTTACTCGCTGAATTGTAATTGCGCCTATTGACACTGGGCCCGATAAAGTTCCTAGATTTACCCAATATTGTCCAGCTAAGCTACCGTAACGGTAGCTTTCGGTATTTCCGGCTCTAACGGCATAACTAACTCCGGGAATCGTAGTTGAAGGGTCTTCCCATATTCCCGGCGAGGACGGTGTACTTGTTGGGTCTAACGGGTCACTCCCCGCCGAAACTTCAGCCCCATCATCGAATCCATCCCCATCTGTATCAGGGGTAAACGGGTCTGTCCCCAAAATCGCCTCTTCAGCATCCGTTAACCCGTCGCCGTCTGAATCTATTGAAATAGTCCCGCCCGCTATTATCTCCCTCAGCGCCGCTCCGCCGAGGGTGAAAATAGCTTCCTTGTCATGGCGCCGATAAGCCTGAAAGGTAAAGCTGATTCTATCCTCTGAAAACCTAACTTTTTTGGTTGTTTCTGACTGCCAATCGTAGAAGCTGAAAGGGACGGATTGACCCCGACAGACCCGAAACCAGGCCAACAGATAATCCAATTCGGAGCGGTTCAGGGTTCGATCGCCGATTTCCCACGAACCAAGGGAGGCATCCCAGAGGGGAATGCGATCCTCAAATTCAGAGGCAGTGGTGGCAATCAGGGTATTGAATTGCGGCCCGCCCGTGGTGCGGTAGTCGTAGCCGAGGGAGATAGTGGCGGCCACCTCGCTAGGAATAGCCGTTAGAGTGGGCATGACTGTAGGCAATAGGCGGATCTCGGTACAGTTGAGAGGAGCTAGGTTGAAGAGCTTTTGACTCCCACTAGATGCCTGAAACCGGAAACTAATCTGATCTTGCTCAAACCTTACCGGCACATCAAACTCAAAATCTACCGTCAGGGTTCCGGCGATCGCCGTGGTCAGGACTCCAGTGGTAGTGTCAATTGTCCAGCCACTTAATTGCTCCACACCATTGGCATACAGCTTCACTGTGTCTGCCACCGGCTTGGTAATGGGCCGCACTACGCTATAAACTCCCACTGTGTAGGTCTTGATCAATTGGTAGGTATTGGTGGGTCCAGCCAAAAGGCTCTGCCCCTCGGCATAGAAGTCGCTCCAGTCCCGCAAACGAAAACCAGAATAGGCACCCTGCACAGTGGTATGAAAATCTAACAAATATTCTAGCTCTGACCCATTGACCATCTTCTCTCCCAGTTGGGCATAGATCAATGGCTCACTCCACAAAGGCCTGCGACTCTCCTCTCCATTGGCTTGAGTGGCGATCGCCGTATTAAACCGAGGGCCAAAGGTGGCTCCGTAATTAATGCCTAAATCTAGTCTGACTTCACTGAACATTGTTGGCCTTGGTATTGATCTTGTCTTGTCCTGGTAGGTCTGGCTCCCCTTGGAAATTCACTCGATTGCCAAAGCGTTGGCTACAAGTGCCAAAAGTCTTGTCACAAGCAAAAGACAGGTTGGCGGTGTCTCCCACGGCCACGGCATTGGGGAAAGTGTAAAACAGGGTCAAAGTGCCACTGGACTGAGCAATTATTTGGGATGACAATCCTGTATTATCGCCCGTTAACCACGTCAAGACACCTCCCACAAAGGGCTCACTGGTGTCAGGGAATCGCACAACATAGTCCGAGATCACCTCTTGCACCGTTCTAGTCACCGTCCAAGTGCCCGCCACATCCACACCACAAACGCTATCCCCAAAGGTGTTTCGGCAAGTGGCACTAGTAACGAAGCCCTGACTAGATCCCAACTCGTCTGGCAGTCCTCGGCATTCCACTGAATAGGTTTGGTTAGTCAGGGTAAATCTCCCCAGTTTGCCCGATACTAGCGGATCGTACTGGTAGGGTGTAGCAGTCAGGCTGGTGGGTAGGTCGGTGGGGTTCACCCGAAACACAAACACCGTGGCCCCATCGTAGGCTCCTCGCACTATGTCAGCCTCGGTGATGGTGTCTGAGAAATAGGATTGCAGTGTAATTTGGCTGGCCACCCGGCCCAGATTCCGATCCACATCAGAGGGAGTAAAGCCCCCGACGCATTCATAGGTCAGCCCGTCAATAGTCAAAGGGCGATCGAAATCCGTTAATCCTACAGTCTCACCATCCCGTCTGACAATTTTCCAGCAGGTGGCGAGGTAGCCCTGTTGTTGGAATAAATAGTTAGAGAAATCAGAGTCGTAGTTTTTCATTTAGCCCCTCAGTTTTTCGGCTAGTTCCCTTGCCAGTGTTCGGCTCTGGGTATAGAAACGGGAGTTTTGGTCATTGATATTAACCGTTACCGTGTTGGTGGTGGAAACTGGCACGGTGGCCATAGCAGGACTATTGGGCAAGGAAATATTAGGCAAGTTAGACCCCAAGCCTTGCAGAAGCAAATTCTCAGTGACCAACCCGCCAGCAAAATAGCCAGACAATTGGCCAGTGTTGAGACGGTCTAGGAGTTTAGTGCCTAGTCGTTGGGTGGTGGTTTGGTTTAAAACGTACTCCCCAGCGTGGACTATTCCAGCCGGTTGATACTTGCCACCGTTGCCGGTGTACCCGCCTTCGGCAAATCCAAAGATCCCGCCCAGGGCCGATTTGATACCGCCAGAAATAAGTTGCTGCCCAATATCAGCCAAGGTACTGGCCAATGATTGAGCAAAAGCTGTTAAGGCATCCTCCCCACGGAAGAGGGCCTGAAAAAAATTATCAAAAGCCCCTGCCAAACCCATGCCGATGGACTCTGATAGATCCAGAAATTGGCGATCTATTTGGCGCAAGGTCAGGGTCAAGATGTTGGCCGCATCCTGAGCCTCCAGAACGGCTTGAGGATTGTCCTCAAAGTTGTCCCCATAGCGTTGCCGTATGTCCTCAATGCTGGCAGAATAATCAGCCTCAGCATTCCTGTTGGCCGCTTCCTCCTGTAGACGGCTAGCCTCAAAAGGGTTCCACTCTAGTCCAGCCTGTAGGTCGCTGATCTGGTTGGCTCTTTGTTGGTTCCCAGCTTCTATAGCGTTTTTCTGGTTAATGTAATTTAACTCAGTCTCTCTCACGGATTGGTTGCGTTGTGCCTCTGCCAAATCCAGCTCCGCCTGCCGCTCTTTTTCATCAGTAATGCCCGCCTCGATCGCCGCTTTTTGTTGGAGGTATTGCAGATCAATTTCCGCCAGAGAAAGATCTCGAGCTTCCTCTAAGCGGTTGGCCCGTTCTGCCAAGATCCGACTGGCACTAATGCGCTCCAATTCTCTGGCAGTTTTAGCCTGAGCTTCTCCGATTTTTAGCTGTTGGAGTCGGTGATCTATTTGTTGTAGGTCTAGTTTGGCAGTCTCTTGGATTAATTTGTTTTCTGTTTCCAAGGCATTCAGTTGGCGATTAATGCCCGCCCGCTCTGTATCTGCCGCCAAATCCTTTTCCAGTAAGGTTTGGAGCCGTGTCATTTCGTTACGGTTCTCGGCTATTTTTAACAGGCTTTCCTCTTGGATTATTGCCTTTTCTTTGGTGAGGTAGTTTTCTTGATTAATAGATCCCAACTCCAGAGCCGTGCTCAACTGCTTGCGCTGTAATTCTAGGTTTTGCCGTGCTACGGCGATCGCCGCTTTGCCTGCCTCTAGTTGGTTGTCAATGTCCCACCGTTGCCGCCGCTCTAATTCCCCAGAATTAATTGCATTAGCCTGTCGCTTGAATTGCGCCCTCTCCCTCGCCCTGTCTGCGGTGAGGGTCTGAATATCCAAGGATAGATCCCGATCTGCGTTGGGGATGTCTTCTAGTCCCGCTTTAATGGCTTTTTGTTTCTCGGTGCGTTGCTCTTTTAGCCGATTAAGAGTCTGTTTATACTCCAGCTCTGCCAGCTCATTCTGTTGCTGGAGAGTTTGCCACTGGATCAAATACTCGGATTTTTTCTGGCTCGTCATTTCTTCCAAGATGGTGGCGTGTTTCTCTTTGAGTTTGGCTATCTCTTGGCGATCGGTTGTGGTGCGAAACTGCTCCCTAATTTTCTCCGCCTGTACTCTGGCCCGCTCTTGTTTTTTCTCTAGCTCCTCTTGTTCTTTGGATACAGTGGCAGTGGTGGCAGTGGCACCTAAAATCCGATAACTCACCGGAGCCACACCCGCCTGTACCGTCCCGAGTGCTTTTGCCGCCGCATAGCTCAGGTCAAGCCCCCGCCCACCATACTGGGCATCCGTGCCAAAGTTGCCGGTATCCGTGACTCTTACCACTACCTGCTTACCATTAGCGGGATTGGTAACAGCAAGTTGAGTCCCGAATGGAATGGAGGGCTTTTTGTCAGTCTTGGAGCGATAGGGAACCGCCACGGTCAGGGCGTTTTCGTCGTAAACTTCACCGCTTGCCGTTTTTCTTCCGTGCCAACGGGTTGGATCGCTGGGGCCACCATAGAAAGACGCTTTGACCGTTTTGGCTGGCCCTGTTGGAGTGCCACCTGTGGCGATCGCCGGTTGGGCGGGTTGGATTTGCGCCGTAGATTGTGCCCGTTGCAGATTGGATGGGGTGGGGCGGGGCAGTTGGGACAATAGTGAGGTGGGGTCAAAGTAGTTCCCTGCGGCGTTTTTGACCTTGATGTCAAGATGAGCACCTTGACTTAACTTATCGTCGGCTGAGACCTTGGCGATTTGTTGACCGTTGCCAACGGTGGCGCCGACCTTTAAGCCCGGAGTCGGGACGACGTGGTTATACGTCCAGGTATTCCCGTCGGCGCCTTGAATAAAGATGCCGTGACTGCCCACCGCCGGGTCAAGGACTCGAATCTCGGTAATTCTGCCGCCGACAACAGCGTGGACGGGTTCCCCCTGAGTGGCTGTGATGTCAATGCCGTTGTGCTTTCCGGGTCTGCCGTTTCGCATCCTCGGCGCGTCAAACTTTTGCCCAGGGCTTGTCCCGATGTTCCCCTTGGCGACAGGAAAAAATTTCTGGGCAGTCGGCGCCGTTGGCCAAGACGCCGCCGCTCTTTCCCCCGGCGTATCCTCGACAAAGGTCTGCCCCATGAATCGCTGATAGACGCTGTTGGCGATGTTCTCTCGGTTACCGGGGAACCAGGTGGGCTTGCCCATAGCTTCCCATGACTTGATTTCCCGCTCCACTTCCGCCAAATAAAGCCGCGCCCGCTCTGCCCCAAACTGCTTTTCAATCTGATCAGCGATGACCTTCTCCGGCGATAACATCTGCTTCCATCCAAGGAAAGCGTCATCCAACGCCCGCCCCAATTTTCCGGCCCAGTCCACTGCCACCTTAAGGACTTCGATAAATCCGTTAAGCGCCTTGACGGCGTCGGCGATCGCCGTCGGGTTTTGCTGGAGGTAATCCACCAACCTTTTGGCCAAGTCCGTCACCGATTGGAGAGCGACCTTGACCCCCTGAGTCAATGCTTCATTTAGTGCTTTGGCGATCGCCGGATTAGCGGCGATGTACTCCTTAAATTCCTGAGCCTGAGCATTCAGCCCCTTCCAAATTTCTTGGTTATTCCCCAGAGGGTCTAAAGTCTGGACAATAATGTCTAAAACTGCCGACAGAGCCGGACTGATGCCGGTGTAGATGCTGTTGTAAATCTTGGTAAAGGCATCGTTGAGATTAGATAGCTTAACTGCAGTGGTGCTCCCCAACTTATCCATCAACCCAAAGAAACGGCCACCCTCTGATGTCATGGACTTTAACACCTTGTCCACTTCGGCAAAACCGATTTTGCCTTTACTGGACAACTCTTTGACTTGGTTTTCAGCAATTCCCAACGCCTGAGCAAAATCAGCCATTGAGATGCCAGCATTTGTTAACTGGTTGATTTCCTCGGCTGTAGCTCTCCCTTGGTTCTTGATTTGGGTATAAACAAAAAGCAGTTGCCCCAAAGGTTTGTCGGCACCGGCGGCGATCTCCCCAAGCATTTTGATTGTCGGGATTAGCTGATCAACTGGTATTTTTACCGCCAGTAATTGCTTGGCGGCTTCGGTCACTTCTGGCAACTCAAAGGGAGTGCTAGCGGCAAAATCCCTAACCGATTCCATTACCGCCTTGGCTTTTTCGGCGGAACCTAGAAAGGTCTCGAAGGCGACCGCCGTTTTTTCGGTCTGCGCCCCGACGGAAATCACACTTCCAGCCAATTGCTGTAAAGAACTGACCGCAGATTGAATGGCAGAAGTGCCTAAGTTGGCTAAGATATTTTTAAATACAGTGTATCCCTCGCCCACCTTTTGCCCTGCCAAAGCAAGCTGGTTCATTTGCTTGCTGGCATCCTCGGCACTGTCTCCTGTCTGATCTAATTGGCGGTCTAGTTCTGCCAACTTCTTGATCAGTTGAGCCTCGGCGTTGGCAATATCTCCCGCACTGGCCACCCCAGATTGTTTGATCGCTTCAAATGCTGATATAAGCTGGCGTTTTTGAGTCTCGATGCTAGATTGGGAACGCACCCCCAACTGGCCAAAGGCATTGCTGACAACGCTCTGCAATTGCTTCTGGGCTCTCTCTAGCTGTATTTTGGATTCCCCTAGAGCCCGATCATTAACAGGAATATTAAGGGACAGATCCCCTTGTGCCGCTTTGACGTTGCGCTTGGCCTGCTCCACCGACTCTTGAGCATTTTTTAGGGCCTGCTCAAAGGCACTGCCTACCTGACTGAGGCCCTGAACCGTTTCCTTGAGCCCCTCGGAGGTGTATTTGATAGATAGGGTATTTTTGGCCATACTGCTCTCCTGTGTCCCATGGCCAGTCTAAATTTAAACAGAGTCGCCCTCTAGCTTTTTCCGTCTCCTATAGGCCATCATATATTCCGCCCTTTTCCGTTGGCGATCGTACTCCCGCCGCTTCTCCCTGACCTCCTCTTTCTGTCGGTATTTTTTCTGGGCCCGCCGTAATGCCTCATCCATAATCGTCTCCTAATCTATAGTGATTCTATTATAGTCGGTAATACAACTGGTCAAATCTCTCGAAAAGTAGATCGCATATATCTTCCCTTTTCTGGCGTTACCGACTATATTAGATTCATGGGCAAAAGGGAACCGCTACACACCCGCCTCACCATTACAAACCATGAATATCGTCTTTAAAATCAACTCCGACATCGTTGCCGCCACGATCGCCGAATGGGTCATTACCGAAGGGCAGGCAATCGTCTCCCTCAACCATTCTGAATACGACCAAATTACCAACACCGAAACCGGATGGGAAGTGGATGGAGTGGCGATCGCCATCCTAGAAATGACCCCAGACATACGGAAATACATCTAAGTCCACCGGGGCACCTCTTCACCGCCCCATTACACCACAGGATTAACTCACCATGAATACCAACGAACAACGCTACATCGTCGAAGGACTGCAAGTAGGAGCCACCGCTAACACGGCGATCGCCGATGTGATGGCCAGCAAAGTGGCCAAGATGCTGGATGAATCGCTCCAAGAGAATTTCGAGGTCATCCTACAGGCCAAACTCAGTCAGGCGGTCAATGAGGCACTCAGCCTCCATGCCGACCGGACTAAAACCTTTGCCAAGCAGTTTTTAAGTCAGTCGAAAACCAGCATGGCCGCCACCATGATCGAGACCCAACACAGTCACCGCCTGAACGCCCTCCGCTCTTTTGCGGTGGACGATCTAGAGGCTTTTGACACCGACCTCAAGCCAGAAGTGGCCCGTCTTGCCGACGCTTCTGGCACCCTCACCATCGAAGCCGACACCTCCTCCTCAGTAGGATTCTAGAAAGCATGGGGGTGCAACTCCCCCTCTCCTGCCATCATGTTTACCCAAGATCAAATAACGGCGATCGCCGCTCTACCGGCCAACGCCTACAAGTTCAAAGCGCACATTGACGCACTCCTAGACCTTTACAAATGGGTGCGCAAGCAATGGACAACCCGCGCCATTAAAGCCCTTTGCCACGAACATACCCTCGACCTCCGCCGCATTGATGACCGGGCCCGCTTTGGGTGGTATGCGGCCCAGGAATTAGCCAAGGCTTTGCCCCCCGCCCATCACTCAGAAACCCAGACCGTTCGGGTATTGTGTCAGGCGATCGCCCTTTTGAACCCGGTTCCCCCCACCAATGGTCTGGAAAATGCCCCGGC